CTCATTAAGAAAGGCGTATTTGAGAATCTGGAATATCCTTGGTTTGCACCGAAGATGCAAGTCTTTGAATCTGGCAGTGTCCAAGACATGTGTGGTGAGGATGTCTCATTCTGTCTTGATGCAAAGGATGCAGGTTTTGAAATCTGGTGCGATCCTCGCATTCGTGTTGGTCACGAAAAGACTCGTATTATTTGATTTGGAGATTTATTAAGATGGCAAAAGGTATGATGAAGGGTGGGGCATATCAACCCGGTAAACCCAAAAAAACTCGTCAAGGTCGCTCGGCAAGAACGCTTCTCTCGGCAACGTCTCGTAATGGAGCTAAAAAGAGATATCGTGGGCAGGGTAAATAGTTAAAGACGATGATGATTCATGGCTGCTCTTATCTGCAACTTACCCTCTGTAGAAGTATGGGTGCGTAAGGAATATCTAACAGATCATCAGAGTGGTCACGGAGAATTTGTAAAAGGCGTTTGGGTATCGTGTAAATCGATTCCTGGACGCGCTTTTTATTTTGAGACATACTTACCAGAGTATGCTGCAATGTACGATAAACTGCCCATCAGTGCCTTTGTAACACGTCCCGAGACCCCCTCGCCTGATATGAACCTGCCCAACCTACAATTCTGGAATTGTATGGATTATGGTGTTGTATCAATTCATAAACAATTCATTGGAAGTATGGATTTTGAGTGTTATACTCGTGATTATGGCACTCAAAAAGGCACTTATATTTGTACAATTGATAATTACCACCAAGATGCAGATGTTATTGACTATGCAACCAGTGAAAATCCTGCTGAGCACAAGTCTCATAATCTTATTGAACTGAATAATGGTCAATATGCACTGTATCCCAACAATCGATTGCGTATTTTTGACAATAGTTTGACACCAGTCGAGCCAAAAATGCCAGATTTCAAGGTTTCTACACAATATTATCAAGTTGAAAACGGATTTGAACGTCTTGGAATGGGTCGTGAAGATGAATATTTCTGGAAAACGGCACAAGAGCGTGAAATTTGTTCCAATTGTGGCGAAAATCCTTGCAATCCACGATGTATTAATGCCGATTAGGGATAGAAACCCCTCTAAAAGTTCTGATTTAACAAAATCAGGAGTAAAAATGCACGATTTTCTAGACAATCTAGCTAATAAACAGCACCAAAAGATGCTTCGTGAGATTGCAAATGACGATTTGACACCAAAAAAACATGATTTTCACCTTCAAAATGAAATTCATGAAAAAATTCGCAATGATGATGACTATGATGATTGGGAATATGGAACAGAACCCCTCTATGAGGTCAAAAATCCCTGATAAATAAGATAGAATTTGTAAATTTTTAATTTAGAATGCCTTTAGAGCGGGTAAGTCAGTCTTTTAAAGATGTCAGTATGACCTTTCAGGCTAATCCCCTGAATAGCGACCTGATTGCGTTGAAAAATCAGACCGCAATTGCCCGCTCAGTGCGTAATATCATCCTAACTTCTCCTGGAGAGAAGTTTTTTGATCCAGATTTTGGTTCTGGAGTCTCTAGACTCCTCTTTGACAACATGGATGACCTGACTGCATTGTCTCTTCGTGATGAAATCGAGAATTCAATTCGAAATTATGAACCAAGAGTCCAGGTTATTGATGTTAAAGTCGAACCAAACTATGAAAACAATGAATTTAACGTCACACTTGTTTATAGGATTGTTGGAATTGATGTTCCTGCCCAACAATTAGAGTTTGTTTTGCTGCCATCACGATAAATGTCCCTTCAAAACTTCACTGGTCTAGATTTTGACCAGATAAAAACCACACTTAGAGATTATCTCAAATCAAATTCGAATTTTACGGATTATGATTTTGAGGGTTCTAACTTATCGACGATTTTAGACGTTTTATCGTACAATACTTACATCACTTCATACAATGCCAACATGGTGGCAAATGAAGTATTCATTGATAGTGCAACATTGAGAGAAAATGTTGTTGCACTTGCAAGAAATATTGGATATCTTCCAAGATCTAGAAAAGCTTCACGCTCCACAATTAGCTTTTTTGTTGATACAACTGATATATTTCCAACACCATCCTCACTTATCCTTAAAAAAGGACCGGTAGCAGCATCTGGTCTTCAATTTGGCGGCGAATCTTTTGTTTTTGGTATTACTGAGGACGTAACTGTCCCAGTAATTGATGGGTTTGCTGATTTCAATGATTTAGAAGTCTATGAAGGAACTATGATCAATCAGTCATTTACTAAAAATGACCGAAATTTGCAACAAAGATTTATTTTAGACAACATTGGAATTGATTTAGACACCATTAAGGTGTCTGTAAAGGAATCTGAGACATCTACAACCTCAGTTAAGTATACTCGGCAAGATGATTTGTTCACTGAGAATGGTGGATCAACAATTACTGGATCATCACCAGTCTATTTCATACAAGAGATTGAAAATGAGCAATATGAAATTGTTTTTGGAGATGGAATTTTTGGAAAGAAACTGGAAAATGGAAATGTAGTTGAAGTTTCCTATATTGTAACTTCTGGAAGTTCTGCTAATGGATTAAATAATTTTGCTTTTAGTGGAACACTAAATTATGTTCGCAATTCAATCCTGTACACAGTTACTTCTGGAATTTCTCTGATTACCACTTTTGGCCCAGCAAGTGGTGGAGAACCAATTGAAAGTATTGATTCAATTAAAAAGTTTGCACCAGTTCAATATTCAACACAAAATAGAGCTCTGACATCTGCAGATTATGAGACTTTGATTCCAAACAAAATTTATCCCGAGGCGGAATCAATTACCGTTTTTGGTGGAGAAGATTTGGTTCCACCACAATATGGAAAGGTCTTTGTTAGCATTAAACCAAGAAATGGTGATTTTGTTCCGAACTCCATTAAACAAAACATTAAAAGAGATCTGAAAAAATATTCGGTTGCTGGTATTGTTGCTGAAATTTTGGATCTTAAATATCTTTATATTGAAACTGAGAGCAAGGTCTATTATAATAGCAATTTAGCTCCGAATGTTCCTTATGTTTCATCCGTGGTTCAATCTACAATATCCAAATATAAAGAATCTACTGAATTAAATCGATATGGTGCAAGATTTAAGTACAGCAAATTCTTGGGAATCATTGATCAAAGTCATCCATCCATTACTTCGAATATTACAACGTTAAGAATGAGAAGGGATCTGGGTTTGGCTATAAATTCTTTTGCAGAATATGCCATTGATTTTGGTAATGAGTTTCACATTACTTCTATGGCAGGATTCAATATTAAATCAAGCGCATTCAAGGTTTTGGATATAAGCGATGATGTTTATATTGGAGATATTCCAAATGTTGACAGATTGACTGGAACAATTGTTCTATATTCATTACCTGTTGCTGGGGCTACCGCGCCAACTATTAGACGAAAAGATATTGGACGAATTAATTATAGAACGGGGAGAATCACACTTAACCCAATCAACATTGTTTCTGGAAAAACTAAGTTTGGGCAACAAATTATGGAGATTTATGCCATTCCACATTCCAATGACGTGATTGGATTGCAGGATCTTTATTTGCAACTAGATACTAGTAACGTGGAAATGATTGTTGATGAAATTAGTTCTGGATCTGACACTTCTGGATCAAGTTATACAAAGAGTGCTAGTTATCGGGATGTAAATAACAATGCATATTGATCATTTAACCCTTAATAAAATTATTTTAAGATAAAAGAGATGTCGGAAAAAAGAGTTCAATTTAATCAAATCGTAAAAAATCAGTTACCTTCTTATGTGAGGGAAGAATTTCCTCTCATCGGGGAATTCCTGAGCCAATATTATAGAGGTCAAGAGTATCAAGGTGGCCCAATTGATTTGGTTACAAATATTGACTCTTATATCAAGTTAAATGAGTGTGCAAATACTGTAGGATTTACTTCTTTAACATCCGATATTGGATTCACTTCAACTACGATCAATGTTGAGAACACTAGTGGGTTTCCTAACAGCTATGGTCTCTTGAAAATCAATGATGAGATCGTTACATATACGGGAATTACTACAAATAGTTTTACTGGTTGTATTCGTGGATTTAGTGGAATTACATCTTTTAGAAATCCAGATGTACCAGAAGATTTAGTTTTTTCAACATCAGAGTCGGCAGATCATTCAGAAAGTTCAAGAGTTGTAAATTTAAGTTCTTTATTTTTAGATGAATTTTTAAAGAAACTTAAGAGACAGTATCTCCCAGGAATAGAAAATAGAGATTTAGCAGAGTCTCTGAATGATGCAGAGTTTATTCGTCATTCAAGAGATTTTTATACAACTAGGGGGACAGATGTCTCCTTCAAAATCCTCTTCAAAGCACTCTAT